TTAACAGTATCACACGCAAGAATTTGATGGTCGAAGTTGATTTTAGTATCAATAAAGTGGATTATAAGATCATCCGCGGTATCAAACCTCATGTGTTCGAGGTGTATAAAAATGGTGAGATAATCAACCAGTCGGCTGCGGTAAAGGATTATCAGGCTATTCTAGAACGGCAGATTTTGAAAGTCGACCATAAGACTTTCTGTCAAGTGGTGGTTTTGGGATCAGCCACTTTCCAGCCATTTATGCAGCTCAGCACACAAAACCGTAGAGAGATTATTGAAGATTTGCTCGACTTGCAGGTGTTTACGACAATGAATGGTTTGTTGAAGAACAAGATTCTCGTTAATAACGAGTCGCTACGTAAGTCAGACGCGGATAGGAAGCAGCTTAATGATAAAATAACTCTCATGCGCTCCCATATGATTGAAATGCAATCGAATAATGAGGATCTCATTTCTGAGAAAAAAGAAATGATTGAAGATTCTCGAGTAAAAATTGAAGTAAACTCAGCCAAGTACAAAGAACTGGAAGAAAAGAATTGTACATTAAAATCAAATATATCTGATGAGAATAAAATAAAAGAAAAAATGGGTCAGTTGTCATTACTGAAGGTTAAAATCGAAACTAAACTCCGAGGGGTTAGAAAAGATCTTGACTTCTATATGGTAAATGACAACTGCCCAGTTTGTCACCAAGACATCCACGAGGATTTCCGCGAGGAGACAATTAAAGAAAGAAAATCGCAAAAGGAAGAAATTGATGTTGGAATCGATAAACTAGTAGAACAATATAATAAAATGGACTCTAGAATCAAAGAGATCATGGTAGTCAATGATAAAATTAATGATAATAATCTAGAGATTCACACTATAAAGAATAATATTAATTCGACCATGGAATACGTGGCTATATTGGAGAAAGAGATTAACGGTCTGAATAAAAAGATTGTTGAAAATAATGACCATTCGACAATGACTGAATTAGAAACCCATCTTCAACGGATTGAGAAAGAACACTACAATAACGACGAAGAGAGGAATATTCTCTCGATGTGCACATCTATGTTAAAAGACGGCGGTATTAAATCCAAGATCATCAAACAATATGTCCCAGTTATTAATAAACTTATCAATAAGTATTTGTCTTCTATGGAGTTTATGTGTCAGTTCGAGCTCGATGAACAGTTCAATGAAACAATCAAATCCAGACACCGTGATGTGTTTAGTTACACATCTTTCAGTGAAGGTGAGAAGATGCGTATTAATTTGGCTATTTTGTTCACCTGGCGTGCAGTCGCAAAAATGAGAAACTCCATAAATACTAACATATTGATAATGGATGAAGTGTTTGATTCGTCGCTTGATGCTAATGGCACAGATGAATTCATGAAAGTCATTAGAGAATTGACCATGGATACGAACACAATTATCATTAGCCACAAGTCAGATCAATTATCAGACAAATTTGAACGAGTGCTGAAGTTAGAAAAGAATAGAAATTTTAGTACCATCACAGAAATATAAGATGAAAGAAATATTATGATTGTATTGTCACCGAAAAACGACCCAGTTCTCACTACTGAAACAGAACGTTTCGACCTAGAGAAACCACCAACAGATCCAATTGCCCTGGCGCACGATATGGTCTCTTTTATTCATAAGAACAACGGCTTGGGGTTGTCTGCGAATCAGTTTGGACTCCCATATAAGGTTTTGGCTATGCGTTCGCATCCAGAGAACTTTGTTTGTTTCAATCCCAGGATCGTCGATCAAAGCGAAGAAGAACTAATCATGGAAGAGACGAGTTTCAGCTTTCCAGGTTTGGTTGTGAAGATTAAACGACCAAGGACTATCAAAGTTAGATTCAACACACCTAATGGTGAAACGTTGACTCATAAGTTTACAGGCATGTCCGCCCGAGTGTTCCAACATCAGATGGATCATCTTAATGGTGTTATTTTTTACACGAGAGCGAGCAAAATTGTCCGCGACCAAGCGCTAAAAAAATGGAAAAAAACTCAAAATAAAGCTTGACATTATTGATTCATTGTAGTATACTATATGTATTGTTAGAATGGAGAAACAATGAATATCTTTTATATGCACGAATCCCCCCAACAATGTGCTGAGTGGATGGTGGACCGTCATGTTGTTAAAATGATTCTAGAAACAGCGCAGCTGTTATCTACGACACATCGATATCTAGATGGCGACGAATGGATAGACCAGACTAAAAATGGTAGAAATATCAAGCGCTGGGCGTTGCCAGATAACCGCGAATCAATCATGTATAAAGCCACCCATATCAACCACCCATCAGCTGTTTGGACTAGACAATCTGTTGAGAATTACCTCTGGCTTGTCGATCATCTGTTTGCTTTGCTTGGTGAATACAAATATCGATACGAGAAAGTTCATGCTGTAGAAGGCAACATTAGTTGGATGTTGCAATCGCCTCCACATAAACTGGAAGAATGGGATATGACTGAAATGCCATGTGCTATGCCGGACGAATACAAGATATCCAAAGACCCCACAATTAACTACAGAAATTACTACAAACACGCTAAAAGCCACCTACATTCTTGGAAAAAAAGAAACCCTCCAGAATGGATTATATAGAAAGATTAATAAAATGACAACAAGAAAGTTTGACCCAGTAAGGGATGTTAGAGATTTCCACCAAGCTTTTGATCAACGAGTGGCGTCGTATCCAGAATTTCCCGAGCAAGACGAACGCGCGCTCCGTGTTAAGTTGCTACGTGAAGAGTTTGGTGAGTATATAGCTGCTGAAGAAGGTGATGATTTTATTGAAGTAGCTGATGCTTTAGCTGATATGCTATATATCATATGCGGAACAGCTGTCTCATACGGCATTCCACTAGAAGATCTCCATAATGAAGTCCATAGATCTAACATGGACAAGCTTGTAAACGGCAAGCCAATTAAGCGCGAAGATGGCAAAGTCATTAAGCCAGATGGATGGGAAGCTCCTAATGTCGAAATGGTTATGCATAAAGCATTAGAGACCTATCAAAAAAAGGCTGAAATGAGTCTGTGGTTTGCTGCTAAAAGTAAGGGACAATAATAAAATGGTTGAAGTTCTAACAAGAAAACAACGTGATGTCGAGCATGTTCTTGGGACGCATATTACTTGTGAGGAATATTCCGATAGAATTATGGATACAGATTTTGATTTGTACTCTAGTAATATGGAAGGTGTCAATAACGAAGATAATATTATCGCTAAGTTCAGAAAGAATGTTTTTTCTAAAGATGAACAAGATATGGCGTATGCTGGCCTTCGGGATGCTGCTGTCGAATCACAGAACCGAGGTGTAGCAGCTGGGCCACGTGGTGAACAACTAGGCTCTTCAGGGCGTTCTAATCGCGATTGGGTTACAGCCGAACAGCTTGAACTTTTAGAATATATCGCAAGACCAGACAACGTTATTGATACGGGCACAACTATCGAAAGTATCAAACAATACCACAAAGAAAATAAAAAAGAAGAAACACGTGGACAAGTTTGGATGCGGTCTGTAGTATTGAAACGATACTCGGAGTACACTGGTTGGTTTGACCGTTGGATCGAAGGTCTCCACAATATGGATCGCGCGAGTCAGCGCGATGAAGCTTTAGACATTATTGGTAATTATATCTCAGAAACTAATTACGCACAATCAGTTATGTCTGGTATTGCTGGGTATTTCGACCGTTACCCTCGTATCCCTTATGGTAGAGCCACTTCCTACACGGAGAAGAACTTAGAAAAGTTTGAGATGTGTTATCCTTATTTGAGAAAACTAAACACACAGTTCAAAGAGCTTTTACCACAACGTTGGACAGCGCAACGAGAGCATGCTAATAAGCTTGATTCTAGGTTCTTGGTTGATGATACAGTGTTTACCACCTTGACCGTGAATCACAACTGGCGTACGGCTTGTCACCGTGATGCTGGAGACCTTACTGCTGGTTTCTCCAATATTTGCGGGATCACAGGACCAGATGGTAAGGGGTGGGAAGGCGCAGAGTTTATTCTTCCGGAATATAATATTGCTGTTAATCTTCAGCCTGGCGACATGCTTCTGGTAAATAATCATGCTGGTATTCACGGGAATGATGCTTTGATTGGAGAAGATAACGATCGTCTTACGCTTGTATGTTATTTCCGTGAGAAAATGTTAGAACTTGGAAGCTATGAATACGAGGCTCTAAGAAAGCAGTATGTCGAAGAAAGACGAATGAATAAAGAGCATGATCTTTGGAGACCTTTATGGAATGGTGTTTCACCAGATATGTGGAGAGGTAATGAGTGGTACGCATATCTTGAAAAATATAATATCCAAGATCCATACGCCAAAGAAACGACAGCAAGCCTGGATTCATTTTTCTAATGTGTGGAGTGATTGGATGTACTATACTAAATTTTAGCGAAAGTGATGTCCCTCTAGTTGAGGGACTCTTTCGAGAAACAATGATCCGTGGTAAACACGCCACGGGCGTTTCGTATGTTAAGGGTGGCGTAGTTGTCACACACACGCAACCCTTGCCAGCCGATGAATTCATAAAACAACAGAATATCTTAGATTGGAAGAACGAGGATGGGAATCTCTATTTTGTTGGTCATATTAGATACTCTACATCGGATTTGCGGTTCAATCAGCCTATTTCTAATCCTGGTGTGGCTGTATCACACAACGGCGTTATCTCGCAAGAACCACCGGAACAATGGGAATCAATGTATGGTCTGAAGACGACAACAGCAAATGATTCAGAGTTAATATTAAGAGCCATAGAAAATGGTGACAACCCATTAGAGAAGTTTAAAGAATCTAGTATGGCAGTTTGTTCTATCCAAAAAAACAAGGTGCTGAAGGGATATAGGAATCATTTGAGACCAATGTACATTTCTTACTCGGACCGTATGGTGGTGTTCACTTCTACTGTTAATATACCTTTGCGGGCTGGGTTTAAAGGTACTACAAAAAAGACTGATATGTATAGCGTGTATGAAGTCAAATCAGATTTGACAACAAAGATTGAACATATATATAATGAGAGTGAAGATTTACAATGAACAAATATTATGATAAAAAAGACTATACATGGGGTTACGAGGCAGAGTGGGGAGATATCTCCAGGAGTTTAGAAATTCCCGAGCATCTAGGGTCTTGGGAATACGCCGAGACGGATATTGTTAATCTTAACGGTGAGTATCGAGGAGTAGCTTGCGATCCGTTGGGACTTGAACCTCCTGTTGGTGGTGAAATTAATACCAAACCCACAAAGACTTGGCAAGAACAAGTTGATGCTATTTTTGAGCTTATTGATTTATTCAAGGGTAATGGCGATGATCCTACTGCTAGTTGTGTGAATCACGGTCATCTTCATGTGTATGTCCCAGGTCTTAGAGACGATATCGAAGCTCTTAAGAAACTTGTTTTGTATATCCGTGATAATCAACACGCTGTTATTGATGCATGTTATCAGTATAGAATCCACCCAGATATGTCTCTCGCTAAAACAGCCAAGAGTTACTTGAAATGGGATGGTGGTCGGCCGATGCCAGATTATATGTGTAACAATATATTGTCACTAGCTGAAGATTTTCAAAGCTTCATTCGTTTGCATGCTGCTGGTAAAGATGGTGTTTCCATGGGCCGACCTTTCCGACATGCAATCAATACCTACTGTATGAAACATACTGGTACAATTGAGTTCCGCTGCTTGAGGTCTTCTGTTGATAGAAAAGAGATTGAAGATTCATTTAAGTTCGCCGAGTTGTTTATCGACGCAGCTTTGAATGATGGTCCAGATGTACGTGAGATACTTTGGAATAATGATTTTACCTTCCCTTCCTTTGAATATGACAGTGAAATGTATCTTGGTTGGGAGAAGACCAAATACGATAAATCACGTGGTGAGAAAAGAAGGGAATACCATGAGGTTAGCTGAATGTACAGCCGAACAGTTCAAGAATGCTTTAACAAGCGATCCAGCTGATAAGTTCGCGAAGACATTTCTAGCTAAAGCTAATATGCAATGTCAATGGGGTTCGTGTGTTGGTGCATGGAACGGTGATGATCTTATGGGGGCTATCATAACAACAGTGTCAAAACGATCACCCAAAGTGGCTAATTTGCAGTTGTTACATACATTCAATATCCACCGCGGTAAAGGCGTTGGAAAAACCCTTTGTGAGAATGCTCTTTTGAAATCTAGGCGCGACGGTGCTTGTTACTTTAGAGTTTCTGCTGAGCCTGATGCTGTTGTTTTTTACGAGAGAATTGGGTTCAAGTTTCTTGGTGTGCAAAAATCAAAGTGTCAACTTTCCATGTTCAGAATCATTAGTGATGATATCAAGGACGGTGAGTTTAAATTACAAGATCCAATCATATATAATGCAGTTCACAAAAAAGGTAAAGGTGGTTGTGTTGAAGTTTTTGATGATGGCGTGGAAGACAAAAATTGTTTGTCTTCTTTTTTTGAATAAGGTTGTAATAACATGATAGATAGTAAAAGAAGAAAGGACTTTGTTGATTGGTATAAGTGGTCGCTTACCATCAAGGATTGCGATCCAGCTATCCACATGACAAACTATCTGTTTGATAGATTTGAGCACAATAAAGAACAGAAGTTATGGATCTCATGGATTTATGGCACAACATATTACTTACCAACAGTTTGGGTGATATGGAATGAATTTCCTGATATGAGTCTTGTTGGTGTGGAGAGATTGCGTGATTGGAACAATAAAAACTACAAGAGATTGAGGTATCAAGTAGATACTAAATGGAATAAAGGACATTTACCGCAACAATTCGAATCATACAAAGAATGGGTTGGTGATAAAACACAAAGTGAATCTTTCGAATCACTTCTGTGTGGGAATCCAAAAGAAAACTTTGAAATGGTTTTTGAAGAAGTTAAGGGTAAGTTCCATAAGTTTGGTAGATACTCAACATGGTTTTATCTCCAGACTTTGAAGCAGTGTTGTGGGATGGATATCGAACCAAATAGCCTTATGCTTTCTGATTATAGTGGTTCGCGGTCTCATCGAAATGGATTGCTTATGGGACTCGGTTTAGATGATTGGTATGATAAGAAACTTGATGCTAGTGAGTACGCTTACCTTGAAGATGTTTCTGAGTCTATTTTGGAGGAAGTAAAAGAGGAACATCCAACAACTGATTATTTTGACATGGAAACTACTTTGTGTTCTTTTAAGAAACTTTTCAGAATTAAACATGGCAGATATCTCGGTTATTACCTCGATAGGCAAGCTGAAGAGATTAAGAAATGCGAAAAGGATGAGTGGAATGGTATAGACTGGCAACCGCTCTGGGATTCGAGAAATGAAACTTTAGAAAAAAAGTTGTTGACTAATAATATAAATGCGGGTAAAATGCAATTATATTCCGAAAGTGGGGTGCTAGACGCCACGGGACTTTTCAGGGATAGCATGATTGGTGTTGAATCCTTTTTTCAATAGGAGTGAGGATATGAGTATTAGAGTTATCGCAATCGGTGGTGAGCCAGGATCTGGCAAATCTACATTGATGAAAGAAATCATCGGCCAATTGCCGAATGTCGAAGAGAAGTATAAAAGCACTAAACTTGTGCCATACCTCCAGAGCGGACATGTTTATGTTCTTGGGAAGTATGAAGAAGGCGAAGTGTTCTCTGGTACGGATCGCATGAGCATGGCTGCCCAACCAGAAGCTATTAAATTTGTCGATGCACTACCTGCAGGGTCTATTGTTTTGTATGAGGGTGACAGGCTTTTTACAGCTTCGTTCTTAGAGCATTGCGTCGATAAACATGATCTCCAAATTCTGTACCTTTCTACCGACAAAGCAGTCAGACAAGAGCGTTACAAAGAAAGAGGTAGCGATCAGAATGAGAAATGGCTTAAAGGCAGGGAAACAAAAATCAGCAATATTTTAAGTAATTTCTTGTTGATGTTTAATGTGTACAAATATGAAAACAACACATTAGAAGAACAGAAAGAAATATTGGAGAGTGTGAATATTAAACTTGCTTTTTAATAACAAATAAGGTATAATCAATTATATTACGGTGAATGAGAAATATTTAAATATGAGTAAACCCCCAAACTACAAATACAGCGAAGATAAAATATTATCTGAGCTTAAAGAATACCTAGATAAGACATATGGTCAGCATTATGCTACTGGTGATGAGTCTAGTCTAGAATGTTTTGATGCTTGGATTGCACTTGGTGATTCAACGCCAACTTTCAGAAACACAGCAATCAAGTACTTATGGCGTTATGGAAAAAAGAACGGTAACAACAAAGCTGATCTCTTAAAAGCTATGCATTACGTATTGATGTGTTTGCATGTCGACCACTATTATGATGATAAAAAAGGTTAAAAAATGGAAATTAAAATTGAAATCGAACAACTACAAAAACGAGGCTTGTTCTTAGCAACGCCTATGTATGGTGGACAATGTGCTGGGATGTTCGCTCGCTCTGTGGCGGATCTTTCTGCTATGTGTGCTAATCATAACATCCCATTGCAGATGTACTTTCTGTTCAATGAGTCATTGATCACCCGCGCGCGTAACTACTGTTGTGATGAGTTCATGCGCTCGACTTCTGAGCATATGATGTTTATTGATTCCGATATTGGTTTCAATGCACAAGATGTTATTGCGCTTATGGCTTTACAGGCGCAGAATGAAGATGAATATGATATTATCGGTGGACCGTATCCAAAGAAAACTATTGCTTGGGAAAAAATCAAACATGCAGTAGATAAAGGTGTAGCCGATGATGATCCTAATGTCTTGGAGAATTTTGTTGGTGATTTTGTCTTTAACCCAAAAGGTGGACAACAGTCGATTCAACTATCTGATCCAGTCGAGGTGTTGGAAATCGGTACAGGGTTTATGATGGTGTCTAGAAAGGCGATGACAAAGTTTTCTGAGGTATACGCTGAATACAGTTATAAGCCGGACCACGTGCGTACTGAGGCGTTTGATGGTAGTCGCGAAATTCTGCAGTATTTCCAAGCCGAGATTGATCCAGTATCCAAACGTTATCTATCCGAGGATTATTGGTTCTGTCAAAAAGCACAACAGGCTGACCTTAAAACATGGTTCTGTCCGTGGATGAAACTGCAACATGTAGGCTCGTATATTTTTGGTGGGTCGCTGGCTGATCTGGCGTCAGTTGGTGTGTCTGCGACAGCTGACCCGAATACAATTAAGAAACAAAAGAAAAAGAAATAGGAATTAATAGTATGAAAATTACAACTAATACAATTGCAATCTTGAAAAACTTTGCAAAGATTAACCCTTCTATTTTAATCCCAGAGGGCAATACTCTACGCACAATTTCACCATCTAAAACTATCATGGCTAAAGCTACGGTTGATAGTACTTTCCCACAGCGTTTTGCGGTGTATAATCTAGATCGTTTCCTGTCAACACTGAGTCTGTTTCCAGACCCTGACCTAGAGTTTGGTGACCGTACAGTTGTTATTTCGGATGGTAAACAAAAGATCAGCTACGTTTACGCTGAAGAAAATACAATCACAAAAGCGCCTGAGAAAGAAATTGTATTACCTTCAGAAGATGTGAAAGTTACTATCACCGAAGCGCAAATGCGCGACGTTGAGAAAGCAGCGAGCATTCTTGGTATGCCTGAACTTTTGATGGAAGGTGATGGTACTACAGTACGACTTCAAGCAGCGGATTCAAAGAATCCTTCTGGAGATACCTACTCGATCGATATTGGTTCTACTGATTCTGTGTTTAAGGCTATCTTTAAGATTGAGAATATCAAAACAATCCCAGGTGATTATGATGTAACTATCAGTTCTAAAGGTATCTCACACTTTAGGCAAGGTAAAGTAGAATACTATATCGCTGTTGAACAATCTTCTTCATTTTAAATAGCATTGGGGGGATTCATCCCCCCTTTCGCCCTATATAATTGAATGGAACTTATAATATGATGAATGAAAATAAAGACTTCCTTTGGTGCGAGAGATACAGGCCAAAAACAATCGCCGACACAGTGCTACCAGTAGATCTAAAAACGACATTCCAAACGTTTGTGGACCAAAAGAACATTCCTAATTTAATCCTAGCTGGTTCAGCTGGTGTTGGTAAAACGACAGTAGCACGTGCTATGCTTGAAGAGCTTGAGTGTGATTACATCATTATCAACGGATCGATGAATGGTAATATTGATACACTAAGGAATGAAATCCTTAATTTCGCTTCTAGTGTATCATTGAGTGGTGGGCGTAAATATGTTATATTAGACGAAGCTGATTATCTAAACTCGAACTCCACACAACCAGCGCTTAGAAACTTCATGGAAGAGTTTTCCAAAAACTGCGGATTTATTCTTACTTGTAACTACAGCAACCGTATTATCGATCCCCTACATTCAAGGTGTTCTGTTGTTGATTTTAAAATCTCTAAGTCAGATATGGCCAAACTTGCTTCATCTTTCTTTAAGAAAGTTGTTGGTATTTTACAAACAGAAGGTGTTGAATTCGATCAAGCCACAGTAGCCACAGTAATCAATAAACACTTTCCTGATTGGCGGCGTGTTATTAACGAATTACAAAGATACTCAGCGACAGGTAGAATTGATTCAGGTATGCTTGTCAACCTGCGTGAAGTTTCCATTAAAGACCTCATTACTATGATGAAAGAAAAGAACTTCAGCGGTATTCGTAAATGGGTTGGTGAGAATCTAGACAACGATCAATCTGATGTTTTCCGTAAACTGTATGACACAAGTACTGAGTTCTTATCTAACAAAGAGTCTGAAGCACATATGATTTTGATTCTTGCTAAATATCAATACCAATCAGCGTTTGCTGCTGATCAAGAAATCAACTTGATGGCTTGTTTGACTGAGATGATGATCGAGCTGGAGTATTCTTAATGAATCCTTTTGATTTTGTAAAATCTATTACATTCGACAAAAAAGATTTAATGAAAGAAGACGAAGGTGCAGAGAAGTCATATAGCTCATTTCTAACAAACAGATCCCTTTCATACCACACAGACACCCTGTTCTATGCCCAGGAGATGAATGTACATCATAACCTAGATAATAAGCTTCAATATCGCTATCTTCTAAATACTATACGACCAAAAAAGCGTTTCGCCAAATGGTCCAAAAAGAAACAAAATAGTAATATTGAAGCGGTTATGGAGTATTATGGATATGGCTATCAAAAAGCAATTTCAGCTATCTCAATACTATCCGATGACCAGCTCGATCAAATAAAAACAAGGATCGAAAAGGGTGGATAAATGGATGAACTTGTTGAATCTCTCGTAGAAGTCTATATTAAAAGTGAAGACTTCTTGAGGATTAAAGAAACATTAACTAGAATAGGTGTCGCTTCTAAGAGGGAGAAGAAGATATTCCAAACATGCCATATCTTGCATAAGAAAGGCAAATATTATATTGTGCATTTTAAGGAAATGTTTGCATTAGACGGCAAACCTACTA